TCGGTTATCGTTTTGCAAAGCGCGCCAACCGGTAATCTCCTGCTTATCCCGCTCCCGGCGCTCCAGCAGTTCGCGGGCCATTGCCTGAATTTCACCAGTTGTGATTGATGAATAGGTTTCTTCATAGTCGCAAGGCTCAAGCCCCGGAGCGATAGCGATACTGGTTAGCCTTTCTTTGCTCAGTGTCATGGGTTAGTCCTCGGTCCAGTTATTTTCGATTACAACAGAAAGGCGGTGCAGCCAGTCGGCAAGTTTCAGCATCGCTTCACGCTCGCTCAACCCTTCAGGGAAGTCCGCCAGCTCCACTACAGGCTTGAAGCGACCAAAACTGTCGTTATCGACAATAAGCTTTTGCTCTAAAGTTGTTTTCTGTACCTGGCTGCTATGGCGCAGCAGATACACAGACCGTGATTTTTGGCTGTCTGGGTTAAAAGTAAACTCAGTGAGTAGCATCTGGCTCCTGCCGCGATTTGTTCCGCGCCACATACTCACTCCCCCTCAATCTTCAGGCTGATGCCAGCGGCGGCGCAGGCGTAGGTTAGCGCTTTAACCACCTCTTTCCGCATCGCATTAGCGCCGTCAGCGGCAAACGGAATGTTGGAGCCTTGCACTTCAGGAGGCAGCTTAACGGTGAGCGTCCGCGCCTCCAGTTCGGCGATGCGCGTTTTCAGCGCCTGGATGCCTTCGCAGAGGTCAACAGGCGCTACATCCTCTGCGTCAGGATCAAAGCCTAACTCTGTCCGTACTGCGTTCGATTCGGCTTTACGCTGATCCGCCTGGCCGGCAGACATTGAATATCGAGATAGAGCCAGCCGTAGTTCAGATATCCGCCCCTCGGCTGCATCGATAATCCCGGAGAGGCGACGATTTCGACTTTCGAGAGTTTTAACGTTCTGCTCCGCCTCGGTAAGCTCCTCTATCCGCCGCTTATCAGCATCAAGCTCTGCCAGCAGTTCGGCGACGCGCTTCTCGGCTGCTTCTGCGCGGTCCCTTTCCTGCTGATACATCTTATGTGCACGCACTAATCCTTCGCGGCGAGCTACAGACGTCCTCTCAGTAGCTTCATGAGCAGCTTCCACTTTCTCTATCGCGGCTGTAATCGATGCTCTCAGCGCTGCGTATTTGTCGCTCATACAGCCTCCCCGTTATCGCTATCATCGAACGGATACCCGTCGCCGCCGGGCCATTCTTCCAATTCGTCTTCACGCTGACAGTTGCGGCAGAGTTTATTGCCAGCCCACATATCCTCTTTGCAGCGAGGGCAACGGTCTAAATCTTCATCTTTCATAGCGATGCTCCCTGGCGAAGTTGATCGGCAAACTTGAGCGCTTCTCTAGAGCAATAACTTGACGCTGCATCATTCTTGCTAGGATTGCCGATATATTGGCGCTGCTGCTCCGCGAACTTCTCCACACCCAGCGCCATCTGCTCGCGCTCAGTCTGCCGGAGACTTGCATTCTCCGCCGCCAACTGTTCACGATCAGCAAGAACGCGCATCAAATAGCAGGTCTTGCCTTCACCGCTTTTCATGTCTGCCGGCCAGTAATTGCCGTACATAAATTCACAAGCCTGTTCTCTAGTCATTGATCATCTCCTTCGGCGCGGGGGATTCCGTAGCTATCCAGAATCGCTCTAGCCCTTATCAGCGGGCCAATGCCAATGCCTTTGCGGTTGTTGGCTCTGTAGTTCTCCAGAACATCCTGAAGAACCTTCAGCACCTTCTGACGCTCTTCCTCAAGGGTTTCGTAGTCTTCATACTTCACATAGCGCCCGTCACTTTCCAGTGTGCCGTAATCCTCGAAATCGTATCGGTCTACATTGCTCATGCTTCCCCCTTGCTAATCTGCTCAATGCCTGCTGCTGTGATGTACCACTGACGAGTGCCGTTGGAGTAATTGAGCAGGCCTAGTTTGTTTAATGTGTTGCCGATGGTGTGGACTGAATTGCGTTCTACTTTTCCCATTTGGATGGAGATGAGGAAATCGCGCTGGGCCTTCGTGAGTTTCCTCATGCTCTCTTCACTCCGAATGTCTTGACCAGTGCCGATTCCATACGGCCTACACAGGCGCGAATACGAGCTATCTCAGTCTCAGGGAACATACTGGTAGCCATCTGCTCCAGTGCGCCTTTGAGGGGCTTAGATTCGACCTTATCGATACGGTCGCGGGCGAAGGCCTTCAGTGCCTGCTTGATGCTGCGGCCTTCGATGCGTGCCATTGCTCTACACAGCTCAGCGTTGAGAATGGTCTCGGGAAATTCTGGATAACATTCGTTGATGATTTCGCGGGTGTTGCGTGCTTCGTTCATGCTCTGTTCTCCCGGGCTGCCATGAGCAGGCTGTTAAACATGGCGTGGAGGTTTACTGTCTCCGGCTTCGGCTCGGGCTTGACCCTGCCGCGTGGAGCTGGCTTATCAACGGCGATATAACGGTACTGCTTCTCAAATCCTTCCCGGCGGACGCGCTGGTCAATTACGAGCCTGCTTAATGTCCCGTTGACGGTTGATTTATTCAGCCCGGTACCTGCGATGATGTCGGTTGAGTGGCAGCCAGGATGCTGGCCGATGTAGCTAATGATTTGCTGAAGGTAGGAAATTCGTTTCATACGTCTGCACCTCTGGAATAGTTTTTCTGTCGGCCTTGTGGTTTCTGCATGGATGCTGTCCGCGCCTGGTCCTGGTCACATGGTTCGAAGTGACCATTGCGGAATCGCTGATAAACAGTGCCGAGAGAGCCAAATCGGTTTTTGGTAACGATGATTTCTGCGTAGGGTGCTGCAGGGCTGTTTTCTTCGTAGACGGCTTCGCGATAGAGCATGATGATGCTGTCGGCGTCCTGCTCGATGCTTCCTGAGTCGCGGAGGTCAGAGTTGTTTGGACGCTTGTTAGGGCGCTGCTCTACTCCACGAGATAACTGGCTTAGGGACATCACTGTGGTTCGCAAACCCTTCGCCATATCCTTGAGCCCTGCCGAGATGTGAGCGATAGCCAGGTCGTTACGCTCAGCTTTTGGCTTGTCTATCAGACCTAGGTAATCTACCAGGATAAGCGACAGCGCCGGATGTTCCTCCTTGTGCCGGTTAGCTACCGCCCGAATCTGCTCAATGCTCAGCTTCGAGGAATCCACGACCCAGATATCGATATCTGTCAGCCGGCCGATGCCGTCGGTGACTCGCGCCCAGCCTTCATCGTCCATCATCGCCGGGTTACGCAGCTTGCTTACCGAGAGCTGCCCTGCCCCCGCCACGCTGCGCTCAATCACCTGCAGCGAGCTCATTTCCATTGAGAAAATCAGCACTCCACGTCGTTGGTCGGTACCAGGTATCTTCCTGCGGGCTACCCCTTCGGCAACCTTCAGAGCGAATTCCGTTTTACCCATGCCGGGACGGGCGGCAACGATAACGAGGTCTTCCGGGTTCATACCCCCGGTAATCAAATCCAGTTCCTCAATACCGGTCTTCAGCGTGTCCGACTCATCGCCGTTATCCATGCGGGCCTGGAGATGTTCTGTGTATCCGGAAAGCATCTCGTTGATGTGTACGGCGCGGATCTGGTCTTTTGGCTTCCTGACGGCGCTCAGGCGGTTTAACAGCTCGTCCATCGCAGTGGCTGAGTTATTCAGTGTGCCGTTGGCTATCGGGCCCCTGTATTGGTCAATCAGCGCCAGAACGTTACGGCGGTTGTACTGGTCGGCAACCATTCCGGCATAGCCTTTCAAATTTGCTGCGCTGGGGCATGAGCGGGCTGTTTCCATGATGTCAGCGAAGAACTCATCGCCGCATTCCTCTGCGACCATCAGCGAGTCAATCAGGTGGCGTCTACGCGCCTGCTGCTGAATCACCGTAAAGGCTTTTCTGTAGAGCGGTATGGCGAATGCTTCAGGCTCCAGTGTTGCCAGCACATCGCTCGCTGCAGGAGTCAGGCCTCCAACCAACAGCCCGCCAATCACGCTTGCTTCGATGTCCTGGTTCATGGCTGCACCCTCTCAGCGAACTTGGCCTCACGAACACCCAGGAGCGTTTTGTCTCTCAGCAGGTAATCGATATCAGCTGCCCAGCCAGTATCATTCTGACCAAAGTAAAACGGCTTCGCCTGATGCACGAACGCTTTGACGTATGCCCGCCACCCTTCGACGTTTGGTGTCTTTAGCTGGGGAATGAGCTTCTGGAGTTTGCGCTTGCGGTTGTCGTTCAGAGCTACAGCGTGCGGCAGTAACTCCCCCACTTCCTCGTTGTAGGCAGTTAGATACGCTTCGTAGTCGATTCGGTTTGCCTTTCGCTTTGCAGGTTTTGAAATCTGCCCGGCCTGTTCCCCCTCTGGGGGTAAGGGGGTATTTTCTTTTTTCTTTTGAATAGTTTCTTTTGTGTTTAGCTGAGTTGGCTTATGGTCATTAGCTACTTCAGCTAACCTTTTATTAGCTGAGTTGGCTAATGTTTCGCTAACCCGGCTAATGTCTGTATTCCACTCTGAAATGACCTTGTTTACGCCGATCTGATTGCCGACTGAGACGATGATATTCATCGCTATCATGTCGTTTTTTGCCTTGCAGATATGGGTGTGGTGAATGCCGGTCATCTTCTCAATCTGAGTGTTAGTGATGCGGTCCATCTTCTTGCCAAAACCGTAAGTCTTTCGGATCACCGCCAGAACAACCTTCAGCTGGCGAGCCGTTAAATCGGCAGCCATAACCGCTTCCAGTAGCTCATTAGCGATGCGGGTATACCCATCATCGATATCGGCCACCTGACGCTCCACGACCTCCAGGAGAGGCCTGATTGGTGTTACTTTTTCATACGCCAGGCTCATTGTTCACCTCGTTTTGTTTTCCACCGCTAAAGACGATCTCGACACAGAGAAGGACGCACTTATCGCAAATGCTTACACCCGGCCCCGCAATCATGTGCTTGACCTGATGATTGTCTCTGTCGCAAAACGAGCACTTATGAGTTGGCGCTACTGGGTTAAAGTCATTCATGATCCGCTTCCTTCTTGGCTTTGCACTTGGTCAGGAGTTCTCGCAGCTTCGCGGCGGTTACCTGGCTTACATTTCGGAGGAAACGAACACGGATGACGTTCTTATGAACTTCGTCCTGGTAAAAACGCTTTGGATTTGCCATAATTAGCTCCTGATTGAGGCCTTAAAAATCAATCGTTATCTGTGAAGAATCCTCGGTTGCCGCCGGGGATTTTTTCTTTGTGAGTAGCGCTGCTACTTCCTGCGCCAGTCTTGCCATATCGTCGTCAACCACTCCCCACTCCAGCACCGCCAACAACATAGCGATCTTCGGTAACATCGTTTCTTTCCAGCGGGTAATGCCTGACTTATCCATTCCCATCGCCTTAGCAATGTTCGTAGCGCCGCGCATGGCGATCTGATTCAGTAACCAGGACTCGATTTTTCGTGCCTGGGTTTTGTTTCGTGTCGTTGTGTTGATTTCCATATAAATTTTCCTTTAGGTTGAATTGTTTAAATGTGTGTTTTTCCTTGTTTAATGTGCACCATTGACAGTCAACCTTGACCACGCCGGGCACCCGACCATATACCGGGCCGTTCGGTTGTAGATGTTTGTATTAAGCAGCCTGAAGTTCAGGCCAAATGCTGTTCCAGTCACCAGGATGAAGGTGCTTACGAGTGACAGCCCCAGAACTTGCCTTCTCAATCAGTACGCAAAGAGCAGCTCCTAATTCATGGTTTTTGCTCAGCGCCTTGCGGAGGTAACCAATCGTGGTTCCGCATTTGGAGGCAAATTCCTTTTGTTCATCCTGCGAAAGGCTATTGAGATAAAGCCTCAGTTCATTCATATCTCGGGTCCTTGTTTACCTTCACGAGAATAAGTTTACCCACAGGTAAGCAATAAATCAATACCCACAGGTTATTTACCACAAGGTAAAGAGTCATAAAATGTTCGACATGGACAAATATGAAAAAAGGCGCTTGCGCCTCATGCAGATCCGCGACGAGATGTGCGGTGGCAAAGCCGTCGAAGTGGCACGAAAAATTGAACGGGAGCCGTCTTACGTCTCGCGAATGCTTTATGACGAGAGTAAGAAGGGTCGAAAGCGTATTGCTGACGACATGGTAGAGATCATTGAGAATGCTTTTTCCTTGCCGAGAGGCTGGATGGATGGCATAACAGATGCTGGTCATGGCAATGTTGCCTATTCAGGCGAGCACAAGGGAACAAAGGAATTTCCATTGATAAGCTGGGTAAGCGCAGGGCAATGGCTTGAGGCAGTTGAGCCTTATAAGCTGGAAGAGATTGAGGAATGGCCGGAAACTACAACCAGCGCTGGAGAGAACTCTTTCTGGCTAACGGTTAAAGGTGACTCTATGACATCTCCGGTTGGGTTCACCGTTCCTGAGGGTATGATCATCCTAGTGGATCCGAGCAAAGAAGCTAAAAGTGGAAAGTTGGTTGTCGCCAAGCTCATGAACGACAACGAAGCCACTTTCAAAATGTATATAGAGGATGCAGGTAGATGCTTCCTCAAACCACTGAATCCTCACTACCCTGTCACCGAGATAAATGGCAACTGTCAGATAATAGGTACCGTCATAGATGTAAAGTGGCAAAAAATCCCCTGATTCCATTCTAATAGCCCGCGCCCGCGGGCTTTTTTGTACCTCTAGCAAAAAATAAATTACCTGAAATATCAATCAGGTAAACTTTTACGCGCAAATACTTTACCCATAGGTATAGACATTAACGTTACCTGTAGGTACATTTAACTCATCGAAACAACACATCGTTTCGGTCAGTCGAACGGCGCGACAATAAACCATGCGTCGGGAGCGCGGCGGGTTCAGGATGAACGGCAATGCTGCTCAATAAATTAAAAACTATACGAATATTCATTTTTAAAGTGGGTATCCCTATGGATAAGAATGAAGTAAACGGCCTTTTAATGCGGGTTAAAGAGTTTCTAAGCTATAACCCCGAAACTGGAGTTTTCACCTGGAAGGTCAATCTTAGAGCCGTAAATGCTGGAGATGTTGCGGGGACCAAAGACAAAGATGGTTACCAAGTAATCTTCTTCAAAGGGAAGTGTTTCAAGGCCCACAGGCTTGCATGGTTCTTTGTTTATAACGAAATGCCTAAAGACACCATAGACCACATCAACAGAGTCAGGGATGACAACAGGATTCAAAATTTGAGGGTTATATCTCAGCTTGAGCAAATGCATAACCTTGGAATGAATAAGAAAAATAGGTCTGGTTTTACTGGAGTTTATTGGTATACGGACCGTTCAAAGTGGGTAGCTCAGGTCGTCTATAAAGGAGAGGTTCATTACGTGGGCATGTTTGATGATGCCAAGGAGGCCAGCATGCAAAGAGATGCATTTAAGCGGGATCTCATCTTGCAACAGGATGCTGCAAGGATGCTGCAAGATAGCGCCCCTCTCATCTGAGGTGAGCCATGAAAAACGCCATTCGTTGCCCGGTGTGCGGAGTTGACTTCGACCCACGCACACCGGTGTGTCACATCAGCAAGCATCACAAAGGCGCTACAGAGCATCATCTGAGACAGATACGCGATGCACGGCGTCAGCATTTCAACAGCAGCTCCTTAGGTGCTGACAGTAACCGTAATTTCTAATGGTGGTTAAACATGAGCATTACCCAAGCTTTCGCAAAAGAGTGTCGTGAAGAAGTTAAGCATTACCGTGACCGGGCAGCTAATGCCAAGCGTAATGGCTGGGAAACATCGCGCACTCTGCACACTCGGCTTGCTCTTATGAATCGGGCTAACGCTCGCAAATGGGCTTCCATGTAACCCCTGCCCCTAATTTGGGGCAGATTTACCAGCAGCTCTTCACGAGGGGCTGACGGCAAATATAACAGAGGGTGAGATATGAACAGAAACGCATTTTATTCGAGTGAATGCCGCAAGGAAGTGGTTGAGTACCGTGCGCAAGCGTTAAAGCATCGCCAGCGCCCTATCCTTCGTCGTTGCTATCTGGAATTGGCGTGGAAGAATCGCCGTCAAGCTCGCGAGTATGCACTACTGGCCGCCTAGCGCGGCTTTACTGATGTATTTGGACTGGCGCGTCGTGGAGCTTAGACCCATCAGTGCTCGGGTCGGACTGAGAAGCGACTTGAAATACTGAACTTGAAACAGGTTCAGTCGCCAGTACCAAATATTTCATAGCGGCGACGCAGGGGATGAGTGATGGCTAAATACGCAATTTTTGAGCTTTCTATGCCGAACAGAGGTTCATGGAATGGGGCATGGTCAGGACAGAGTGACAAGTACGTACAGTGTCGCACTCTTCCATTAAAGGGCAACGATAACATCAAGGATGGTGCGTATCACTACTACAACTTTGGTGATGGGTGGGGTGCTGGCGTATCCGTGACAGTGGTTGATGGAGTTAAAGCTAAGAATAACGCTATTAGAGGTAGCAAAGGCTTCTGCGGCTACGAGTGGATGATTTCCAGCATCATGGATCATGGAAAAATTCAGTGCTAGCCCGGTCGGGTTTCTTATACAGAGAGGGGAAAGAGGATGAGTAAGACGGTTGAAGATTGCTATGCGCCGTACGTATTGAAGTTTCTGGAAGATAACTGGCATGACTTCGTTGATGAGCTAGCCAGCAACTACGACGAAGATGCTGAGGATATCGCAGAGGAAATCTGCAAAAGCCTTCGATAAACAGACCCGCTCCGGCGGGTTTCTTTTTGCCTAAACAAAAGCCTGCTTTCAAGTGGGCTTCTTTTTTGGCAACAGACACGCGAGTTAATTGTTCAACGTTCCGCGCCGCGGCGATAAGCGGGGAGATGATTATGGATAAGGTTTACGCATGGGGAGCCTTCAAGTTCCCGCAGGTTGGGCAAGAAGTTAATTTCTGGATTGATGAACAGTCACGCTATGCACAGGGCGTTGTTGTTTATTCAGGGGATAAAGGCGCTACCGTCGACATCGGATATCTGGCGTCTTCTGGAGAGCCAGGTGATTTCGCACCAATCAAGGAAGAAGACCGTAAGAAAAACGCTTTCATCAAAGCCCTGCATTATGACCCATGCGTGATTGGCGAGCACCGCTTGTTTAAGAGCACTGCTGAAGCGCTGTATGACGCAATCAAGGCGGGAAAGGTTCCCGGAGTTCAGTTGGAGGCATCATGACCGTCACCCACCTCAACACGCTGTATCGCGTCACACCCCTGGCGTGCGGCTATCGCTGGCAACTCACAGAGGTTAATAACCCTCGCAACAAATTAAGCCTCAATCGGCAGCAGATGCAGATTGCTGGCTTCGGTCACCTAACGGAGGTCAGAGATGCATAGCCACTACGGTCACATGCCAATCATCCGCCAGTGTGTTGAGCCTGGCATGCACGTACTCCATCAGGGCCGCACCTACCGCGTGTCAGCTGTCATTCACGAACGCAAATGGGTGTACCTGCACACCGATGCGGAAATCATCCGGGTTAACGACCGCGTGATTGACGTTCTGCTCGACGGTACCGGCCAGCCAATTCAGCATTGAGGAGATGATAATGGAAGAATTTAAAGGTAGCACTGGTCCATGGGTTGCTCATGATGACGAAGAGTCAATGGCAACATCAGTGATTATGAACGATTTCGGTGACATCCTTTGCGTTGTCGGCACGTACATGACCAGCGCGGAGGAAGACTTCGCAAACGCCGACCTGATCGCCGCCGCTCCTGAATTGCTTAAAGCACTGCAAGACTTTATGGCTAACTCCTCAGGAGATGAAAAGTCCTGCGGGCATTCATTCGAATGCGTTTGCCGATTCGATAAAGCCAAAGCCGCCATCGCCAAAGCCCTCGGCAAGTAATCCCCCGCCCAATTTCACATCTGGCAGCCAATCGGTGCCGGGTGACGCACGAACTAATTTCAGGAGTAACCCATGAAACAACCCTATCAACATCCGCGGGTGCCGAGAACTCGCCCGGCAATGCTGGCAAATCATCACGCCTTGATTGTTCAGGCGAGAGAATCCCGCTTGCTGGGATGGAAGCGCGAAGCTGCTTACGCACTGCGTAGCGCCTCACTTACGCGCGTCTGCATCCAGATTGAGGAGCGTGCAGCATGAGCGCTATGGAACGCTGGGATGACGATGCTTTCGTCAGACTGATGGCTGACTTATTGCCAGAACAGCCGATGACCCACGAACAGGCGGCTCAGGATGCGATCGCCGATTACCGCTCGGAGCAGCAGGCAGAGAGGATGGGAATGTATGAGCGTTTATAAAGCCATCAGCGCCGTCGCCAGGGATATGGCAGAAGTCGGCATCAGTAAGGACCGCGAGAACCGGCAGCAGGGATTTGCGTTCCGCGGCATCGATCAGGTTTACAACGCGCTGGCCCCGATGCTGGCGAAGCATGGTCTGGTGATTCTCCCCCGCATTACCGAGCGCACCGTAACCGAGCGCACCACAAAGACAGGCGGCGTGCTTTTCTACGTTGTCGTTAAGGCAGAGTTTGATTTTGTCGCCACCGAGGACGGCAGCAAACACACGGTAGTTACCTACGGCGAGGCGATGGATAGCGGAGACAAGGCCACTAACAAGGCCATGTCGATCGCCTACAAATACGCAGCTTTCCAGACCTTCTGTATCCCGACGGAACAGACCGCTGTCGATCCAGATGCTGAGGTGCATTACGTCACTCCACAGGCTGCTGAGGATGCGCTGAAAGAGTTTGGCGATAAAGCGGCGCTGGCTCAGTCAGTCGAAGAACTGAAGACGGCATTCAAGGAAGTATGGCCGAAGCTCGGCAACTCCAAAGAGCATGAGGCCCGCGCTACCGAAACCTATAAAACTCGCGGACGCGAACTCAAGCAACAAACTCAGGCGGCATAAATGGCAATCAACACTATCACTATCTCCGGTAACGTGGGGAAAGACGCGGTTGTCCGCGTCACCCCTAATGGTAAGCACATCGCTCAATTCTCTCTGCCGGCCAAAAGCGGATTTGGCGACAACGAGAAGACTTCCTGGCTGAACTGCAAGATGTTCGGTGCGATGGCTGAGAAGCTCTCAGCTTCGATTCTGAAGGGCGTAAAGGTAACGGTGACGGGAGAGTTCGTCATCGAAGAATGGAAGCGTAATGACGGCTCACAGGCTCAGACACCCACCATTCTGGTCAGGGATATCGATTTGCCGCCTCGGCCATCTAATCAGGCAGCACCGCAGCAACCACGCACCGCACAAAGACCACAGCAGCCGCCTACAGCCAGTGAGCCGCCGATGGACTTTGATGACGACATCCCCTTTGCACCTGTAACCCTGCCCTTCCCGCGTCACACCATTCACGCCATTTAATCACTGGAGTCTTCCATGAGCACCTCTTCACCCGGGGCGGGATATCTGCGCCCAACAAAGCGATCCGGCACGCGTGAAGAAGTGCTGGCTCGCTTATTTGCCCACCTGGATAAAACGCTCGGCACTCAATATGAGGTAGAGACCAAAAAGCAGCGTGAACAGCGGCTCATGGACGAGCTGTGGGCTAACCGAGTCTGGCAGGACAACTATGAGGCATCATTCAGGCCAGCATGGCAGACAGTTGGACCGAGGCGGCCTGATTACACCGAAGAGCGTCGCTACATTGGCCGCTACGGTCACACGAGGATGGACTGATATGAGAAGAGCATTACGCATTGAACCAGTTGAGGTGTGACCATGGTGAACCCATACGATGATATACGCGTAGGCAGCGTTACGCTTGTCTACTCAATCGTTAAAAGAGGCTGGGTATATCCCGGCCTCTCTGTTATCAGAAACCCACTCCGTGCCGCGATGGTGGTGTACCTCATGATGCAGGAGGACAAATGAAAACAATACTCGTGATGGTAGAAATTGAAGTTCCAGAGGAAGCGACAGAAAAGGATATCAAAGACTTTGTGGACGTCGAGTATGGTCACGTCAACAGCATGAAATCCGACAATCCTTGCCGTGGTGACGCGGCAGAAATACTCGGTGTTTCCTGGGCGTGGGAGGCCAAATGAGCAATCCAATTACTGTAGGGCTGAGCCCTATAACCAACACTATTTTCGCAGGCCGTAGCAAAGAGTTAACGGGGTGGGCGGAAGGAACCAGAAAGTTTACCGGAGTTAAATTTGACGTCACCGACGATGCTTGCCATGCCGTAGCTATGCACCTCATGAAGGCAGGGGAAACCGTAGTATACGACCTGCCAGACGGCAGAGAGTTGCACCTTAAGGTTGATATTAAGGGGGCCAAATGAGCGATCGCGATCAGTATAAGTTTGCAGAGGCTTTCGAGGAAAAAACGGGATGGGATGCAGAGGATTACCCAAACAGGGACGTTGTGAACCTTTGCTTCAGCATGTGGCAGGCCAGCAGGGAGGCATTGAAGGCTGAGCAGGAAGGCGCATGGATAGCGTGCAGCGAGCGCATGCCAGAAGTTGGCGAAGCGGTGCTAATCAGAATCAGTTGTTCTAATCACTTCAATATTGAAAACGGGAAGTACAAAGGTGATGGGTTGTGGCTTGGTTGCTGGTTTAGCACTTACGGTGAAAAAGGCAGTGCTTATCAGGTAGACCACTGGATGCCACTCCCTGCCCCACCCTCTCAACCTCACCCCATAGACACAACATCTCAGCAGTATGAAACGCTGGCGAAAGGAGGTGCCAAGTGAGAGGGCAATTATGCGGTGCGATGGCTGTAGGGTTAAGCGCTGGCGTTGGGATAGGCATAGGAGGATGGCCGGGATCACTGGTGGTTATATGCATTCTGGCGAGCTTTGTGCTCGGGATGATAGCAATGTTTGACGAATGAGCCGCTAACACAGCGGCTTTTTTAATGGAGACAGCAATGGGGAAGATGACACTCGTCTTTGAGTTTGAAGATGGCAAGGAGCCAGCAGTAAATGCAGGGATGCAGTTCAATGGCGGACGCCTTTGTTCAGTGTCTTGGGATGATTACAAGGAAAATCTGCTCATTGAGTCCGAGGTTGAAGCTGTCAAGGGACTGATTGCAGAGCATGAGCGTGACTGGTGGGCATGGTGCGATGAGTTCGATGTCGAACCAGAAGAAATTGAGCGAAAGATGAACCTGATGGGGTGACTGCAACTTACAGCCCACTCCCTGAGTAGGCTGTTGGGTGCAATCCCGCACCGCTCTGACACAGGAGACTGGCGTCAGAGTTCGGATTGATTATTTAGCGCCGCTAGTCGGGGCTTCTTTTTGCCCGGAGGATAGCAATGCGGGTTCACATACTCGTCAGGCATCACAGAAGGTCGGTAGTAAAAGTTGAGGAAGTCGTATCGGTGTACAAAAGCAAGGCTGATGCCCTGAAAATCATGTTCAACAAAAACGCCATTCACGAATCCCGCCAGCCATACGTTTACCGCGTTATCAGCAAAAAGCTTCTTTAAAGCTACATCATCATGGCCGCCGAATAAGGCGGTTTATTTTTGACCGGAGGAAAGACGATGACAGACGTGATTCAACTCGTGCCGAATAAGTGGGTTTCTGAAGAGGTTCTTATGGCTATCACCGGCCTGACGAAGAATGCCATCAAGTCAGCCAGGGAAAGGTCATGGATGGAGGGGCGTGAGTACCGCCATTATTCAGGTGACTGCCAGCCGAAGGATAACTCCCCTATCCTCTACAACCGACCTGGGGTTGACAATTGGGGAGGGGGGCAACGACCGGCGATCCCACGCCAAAAATCTGCTTAAATAGCGATACCTTTAACAAAGAGGAAAAGGTATGTCTAAATATCCAACTGGGGTCGAGAACCACGGGGGCAATTTGCGCCTGTGGTTTATATACCATGGTGAGCGGGTCCGAGAGAATCTCGGCGTTCCTGACACACCGAAAAACAGGAAGATTGCCGGAGAGCTAAGGACGTCAATCTGTTATGCGATCAGAACCGGCACCTTCGATTACTCGGCTCAGTTCCCAAACTCACCGAGAGCCACCATTAACCACGACCACAAGTTAAGGACAACAGTGGCGGAGATGGCTCAGAAATGGCTGGCATTAAAGGAGACCGTATTAGCCAAGAACACGCACATGCGCTACTCGTCATACATTAAAATGTGTCTTCGCATTATTGACGACACCAGTCCAGTATCTTCTCTTACCCATGAGGACCTGATGTCTCTGCGTCATGAGCTACTGACTGGTTGGCAGCTGATTGGGAAGACTCTTGAGAGATCGCACAAGAAAGGTCGGACGGTGCGAACGGTAAACGGGTATATGGCTGTCATGCAGGAAATGCTGAAGTTTGCCGAAAGGAATGGTTACACAAGCGGACCGATAATTTCAGACATAAAGCCGCTCAGGAAAGCTAAATCAGAGCCTGATCCTTTAACAAAGGAGGAGTTTGTCCGCATGCTGGCGGTGGCTAACCATGAGCAGATCCGGAATCTGTGGATTCTGGCGGTCAGCACGGGGATGAGGCACGGAGAGATTTGTGCTTTAGCATGGGAGGATGTAGACACGGTTAACTGGACAGTGAAGGTAACCCGAAATCTGGCAATTTCGGATCACTTCACTCCACCAAAAACCGAAAGTGGCATCAGGACAATTAATCTGACCCAGCCAGCTATTGAGGCGCTGAAGAGCCAGTTGCAATTTACGCGCATGCAGTCTCTGCAGGAAGTGGTCGTTAACCTGCGAGAGTACGGCAAGACCAGGACAGACTCATGCACTTTCGTTTTCAACCCGTCAGTTTCCGGACGGTATCCCACAAAGAGCATTTGCTATATCCCTGGTTCTATAGCGGCGTCATGGAATCATCTCCTGAAACGGGCTGGCATCAGACACCGAAAAGCATACGAGTCACGACACACTTTCGCGTGCTGGGCATTAAGCGCGGGGGCCAACCCGAGCTTTATCGCTAACCAGATGGGACATACAAATGCGCAGATGGTATTCACTGTATATGGGAAGTGGATGGCAGAGAAAAATGGCGATCAAATCGCCCTGCTAAACGATAATTTTGACTTCGCTGCCCCACAGATGCCCCATAAGAAAGCGGCCGGAATACAATAA